TATTCAACTCTAAAGTATAGTGAACAACTGTTTTACCCTCTTTTACTAAGTGGGCAGCCAAAGCTTGTAGACACCACGTCTTACCAATACCAGCGGGTGCTACTAATACACCCAACTCTCCACCACCGAGCCCACCATCCATAACTGCAGTAACTGCATCCCAAGGTGTTGGTAGAGTTTCTCTAACCGACTCTGTAAGCCTATCATTTAAAGATATGATGTAATCATGTCCTAAGTCTCTTTCACTACCAGCCTTCATAGCTGCATCAACTATGGTTTTAATCTCATCGTATTTCTTCTGTTCTAATAAATCTACGGCTTCGACAATAGCACCCTTCAGTACTTGGTTCTTACAAAAGTCTAATGTTTCTTGTTTGACGAATTCTAAATCAGTTGCCTCAACACTTCTCCAAGCTTCTTTTAAGTTCTCTATTACAGATACTTTTAAAATTTCATCATCCATTTGAGTTATCTTAATTTTGAGAACTTCTAATGTAGGTGCTTTTCTAAACTCATTAAAGTATTTACTGATTTGTGTTGATAACCATTTGTTCGCATCTGAATCGAAGTATTTCGGTTCAAGTATGTCACTTATAGTCTGTATGAATTTGTTGTCTGATAGTAAAGATGATATTATCTTTGATTGAAATGTCGGGCCAAATTGATTGAAATTCTCACTCACCATATAACTCTTTTCTTTGTTTTTCTTTTATTTCCATTTGTTTTTTTCTACGATATCTCTCACGTGCTTTTGCCTGAAGAACTGCTCTATTTCTATAGTAATATTCCATAGACCACTTTCGTTGAGCAATCTTCTTTTCTTCTTCTGAGTTATATTTCTTTTGTCTACCCATGCGTTTTCTTAGCCATTTGATTTAATGTTGCGAAACATTGAACTAACCAACTATCCATATTGGGTAGTGTGGCAAATAACCTATCCTCTATAAATCTTTTTTGAAATTTAAGTTTGTTCAGTTTGTTGATTGGTTCACGAATCTTATCAAGTATCTTCATCTTAGCCGAAGCACTGATGTCCACTTCATCTAATTGCATCAACATATGGTTTCTTTTCAATAACTCCTCATTCTCTTTGAGTTTTTCGTCTTCATTAATTATGTCATCTATATTAAGTATATTGTCTTCGAGCAAAAGTGGTAATTTTTTTTGAATAGTTTTCAATCCCCAGC